ACTTGTAGCTGATCACGCAACAAGAACAGCTTCTTCATTAGCTGACTCATTAAGAGACATTGCAAAGATGCCAGTTAAAAAAGCAAATACAAATGTAGTTCCAGAAATTACAAGTGAAGCAGAGAATTCTAAGGAAGAAACGAATGTTCTTTCTATAGAAGATATTTCTTCTGAAAAGAAGGAAGAACCAAACACTGCAGAACAGCTTTTCGTAGACGCTCTTATGGGCCGTCGTTCGCTTTAATTAAAACAAGGAGATATATAAAATGAGCTTAGCAAAATTCCGCAAGGTATATGCCAAGACAGGAGCTGGAAGGTTCGTAGTATCTGAGGGTGTAGCACCAGCAGCTTACTTGCTCCCAAACCAGGGCTTGCCAACATGGTACCTTGATTCAGAAGATGATCGTTTTGAAATTGTTATCCCAAAGGGAACAATTCTTTCTGTCGTAGCTGATGCTAATGGTGATGCAACAGTCGTTCCAGCCAATGGTTCCGGTTCTTCCGTAACATGGGGCGATTCAATGCCTTCATCATGGGATCCGCTTGATGGTGCAACTCCAGCTTACAGCTCTGGAGCAACTGACACAGTAGCAGTTGCATCTAAGTCTGTTCCAGTTGGTGTAGCTCAGTACGATCTATACCGTCCATTTGACAAGGGCACTTCACAAGGCGCAGGGTTCATCACCCATGGCTACGTAGAGTATCCAATCGTTGATGGATTGAACAATGATGTGACCGTCGGTTCTTTAGTTAGAGCTGACCACATGGGTCGCCCAGTGGTGCTAACATCAACACTGTGTGGCACAGATCCTTACCTCCAGGTTGGTAAGGTTATTGAAGTAGAAAAGTTTGCAACCAACTTTGATGATGGTCTACTTTCCTACATGCAATTGCCATCGGATCCTGGTGCACTTAAGACTGTTTTTGAAATCACAAGAACAGGCACCTATAGTGGCAAGTTGGGCATCCGCTCAAACCTGGATGTAACAAACGTGCTTGGCGCATTCCGTGTCAATCTAACGCTGTAATAAAAAAAGAAAAAATAAAACAGGAGGAATAATCCTAAGATGAGTAAATCAATCCAAGAGCTCCTCTCAGGTCTCCCAGCTTGGGAAACAGCATTAACTGAGGACGGTTATATCGATGGAGATAATAGAGTAACCATTAAAGAGGCATTTGCATCACCTGATGCAGCTGCACTTTTTCCTAAAGTCATCTCCCGTACATTAAAGGAAGCAGCTGAGCCACAATTATTGGTTACGCCACTTCTCTCAACTGTACGTCTCGGCAAGGGACGCTCTTTGGAGTTCCCAGCAGTTAATGCAATTCAAGCTGCAGAGATACCTGAAGGACAAGAATATCCAGAACAGGCTCTCGCCTTTGCAAAGCAAGTTGAAGGTAAAGTTTCAAAGAAAGGTGTTAAGCTGGCTTTTACAGAAGAAGTCATCGCAGACTCACTTTGGGACATCGTAGGCCTTCACGTCCGCGCTGCTGGTCGCGCAATGGCTCGCTTAAAAGAGCAAATTGCACTCAGCAGATTTAAGGACGCAGCTACCGTAGTTTTCGACAATGAAAGCGGTTCATACGACGATACAACAGGTCGTGGAATTGATGGCGCAGCCAACAAGACCATTACTTGGGACGACATCGTTGATATGGCTGCCGTTCTCATGGCAGAAAATCACGTACCAACTGACTTCATTTTGCACCCACTAATGTGGTCTATCTTCCTAAAGGATAGTATCTTCCATGCTGGTGGTTCTGCAGCTGCAGTTAATACAAGTTGGGGTTACCGTCCTCAGTCCAAGGAAGGCGCGTTGAATTCAACCGCCCCAATGGGTCTGAATGTGATTGTTTCTCCTTTCGTAAGCTTCACAGCAAAGAATGGTTCAACACCTGCAATGTCAGATCTTTTCTTGATCGACCGCAATGAAGTTGGAACACTCCTTGTCAAGGATGACATGAGCACAGATCAATTCGATGATCCAAGCCGTGACATTCGTCAGATGAAGATGAAAGAGCGTTACGACATCGTTATGCTTGGCGATGGTGAAGGAATCACCGTAGCTAAGAACGTTAGACTAACTCGCAACTACGAGGTCGAGGTTACCAATCAGGTATCTCTCTAATCTTTAGGAAAGTTATAGTTACCTTATCCTAAGGGGCAGGGGGGCGGTGTAAAAACCGCCCCCTTGTTCTTTTATCTATATCAGTTACTATAATATTGTACTTTGATGACTGGAGATTAATGTGGCCTTAAATCTAATACAAAACGCTGCAGTAGGACTTGGTACTGTTTCTATAAAGTTCGGAAGAACTATAAAAATTTCTTCTATTACAAAAGAAAATATTATAGTACAAACAACAGCTGCCACTCCTAGTGTTTTAAACACACCCTTTAAAGATATTGATACTTTAGGTGATTATAATCAAATATCAAGAACATTAAAACTTTTATGGAATGTTCAATTAGCGCCTTCTACTGAGTATGTAATAAGGTTTATTAACTTTTTTGACGCAGCCAATGAACCAATACCGGAAGAGCAAATAAAATTTACTACTTTAGATTCTGGTGCAACTCCTAACACTGGAGAATTTAATTCTGTTAATGAACCTGAATTAAATGAAATTTTAATTGAAGATAAATCGATAAGAACAGATGCTTTTACGAGCTATCAAATAATTGCAAAAAATCCAAACTTCTATATAACAAGCTTAGACCCTGTTAATGGAGATTTTTTTATAGATAATTCTTACAATTATGGAAGAATTACTGTATCTTTTAATGAAAAACCAGCTTCTAACTTTTTAAATAATAAATATTTTAAACTGCAAAAGAAAAAAATACAAAGAACTCCATCAAGATGGGAAAATGTAATAGGCGAAATTTCAGCCCATGCCTGGAAGCCAGAGGTTTACATAGATACTCCATCTCAAGATGCAACACCAGCATATTTTACTGAGGATAAAGAATACTTTGAATCTGGATATAAATATAGATTAATAATATCTAAAGATATAGGAGTTTAATTTGTCTAATTTTATATATAAAAAAGCTAAACAAGCTTTATTTAATGGTCAAATTAATATTTCTGCAAATCAGTATAAGATTTTACTTTTAAAAACAAGTATATATACAGCTAATCAAAATTTAGATGAATTTGTTTCAGATATACCATCTACAGCTATAACTGCAAGATCCAGTAATATTTCAAATATTACTAATACATTAGGAATTATAGATGGAGATGATGTAATTATTGACCAATACAATGGAGGAACATTTGAGGCATTAGCCTTTTACCAAGTTGGTTCTTCTGATTCTAATTCTAGATTAATATTTTATATAGATACATCACAAGGTTTACCATATGTAGTTACAGCTAGTAATACAACAGTTACTATATTATGGAATAATGAAATTAATAAAATTTTAGCTATTTAAAAATGTAGGTTTAAAATGTCAACAAATTACCCAAATTCAATTGATAATTTCACAAATCCAACATCAACTGACTCACTAAGTTCTACAACTGTACCTCACCATCAACAGCATGCAGATGTAAACGATGCAGTAGAGGCTATTCAGGGTGAACTAGGAGTAAATCCATCAGGACCCTATAATACAGTAAAAGCTAGGATAGAAGGATTAGAGTCAGATATATTAAACCAATCAGTTTTAAATGGATTATTTGATGTTACTATAGGTACAGCATCTAATGGTGATCTACTGCAATATAACGGGTCAGCCTGGATTAATTCAGCTAAAGAAAATCTAGTCGATGGAGGAAGCTTCTAAATGGCAAATACAATAAGGATTAAAAGAAGATCATCAGCTGGTTCAGCTGGTAGTCCATCTTCTTTGCAGAACGCAGAATTGGCATACAACGAAGCTGATGACACACTTTATTATGGTAAGGGAACTGGTGGCGAAGGTGGTTCTGCTACAACAGTAGAGGCGATTGCACGGATCTGGCGCTTATGTTACAAAAGGAACAAACCAAACAATAACAGGAAATAAAACATTTTCTGGAGTAGTAGTAGTTCCTACTCCATCATCAAATACACACGCAACAACAAAACTTTATGTTGATGATCTAATTTCAAACTCAATTGCCAACTCTTCAATAACAGTAGCTGGAGATAGTGGTACCAATCAAACCTTAAACCCAACAAATACTCTAACAATATCTGGAGGAACAGGCTTATCAACAGTAGGTTCTAATACTGATACATTAACAATCAATCTAGATAATACAGCAGTAACGGCTGGAAATTATGGATCATCTAGCGAAATACCAACCTTTACCGTTGATGCACAGGGAAGACTAACAGCCGCAAATACTGTAAGTATTGCAACTAATTTAACAATTAAAGCAGATGCAGTAACAACAGATTCCGTATCTTTGTTAACTGATACGTTAAGTATTCTTGGCGGAGAAGGAATTGATACTACAATCGGCACTGATTCAATTACTATTTCAGGAGAAGATGCAACAACAACAAATAAAGGTATAGCATCATTTGCTAATGATGATTTTAATGTTTCATCAGGAGCTGTATCAATTAAAAATGTAAATCTTGCAACTCAAACCACTGGAGATTATGTAGCTAGCCTTGTTGCAGGAACTGGAATTACACTTTCTAATAATTCTGGAGAAAACTCTACACCGACTATTGCAATAGGTCAAAGTGTAGCTACTAACTCATCGGTCACATTTGCTTCTGTAACCACCACTGGTAATGCTTCTGTTGGTGGAGACCTTACGATAACTGGAGATTTAACTGTAAATGGCAATACTACATCATTAAATACTTCCACTATTGTCGTAGAAGATAAAAACATAGTATTATCAAATACTTCATCCCCAACAGATACAACAGCTGATGGAGCGGGTATAACTGTTTTGGGTACAACAAATAAAACCTTTAATTGGTTAGATTCAACAGACTCATGGACATCATCAGAAAATATTGATATTTCAAGCGGAAAAATATACTCTATTAATGGTACAACTGTATTGTCAAATAATACCCTTGGATCAGGAGTTGTTACTTCATCATTAACATCGGTTGGAACAATATCTACAGGAACTTGGCAAGCAGGTACTATAGCAATATCTTATGGTGGGACTGGAGCAACAACAGCTTCTCAGGCAAGAACAAATCTTGGCCTAGCAATAGGCACAGATGTGCAAGCATACGATGCTGAATTGGCAGCACTAGCCGGTTTAACATCAGCAGCAGACAAGCTTCCATACTTTACTGGTTCTGAAACTGCATCCTTAGCAACATTTACAAATTATGCTAGAACACTACTTGATGATGCAGATGCTTCAACGGCAAGAACTACCCTAGGCTTAGGAACAATAGCAGTACAAAATGCAAATTCTGTTTCAATTACTGGAGGATCAATTACAAACTTAACTACTTTCGATGGCGTAACTATCGACGGTGGAACATTTTAATTTCTAAATAAGAAAGGCTATTATGGCATTACCATCAATAACTCAGGGTCAAATAGCCATAGACCCATCAAATGGAATTTTCTATTATAAAGATGCAAGCAATACACTAGTAAGTGCTACATTAAATTGGCTTCAAGATAGTAATACAGCCATTTCTACAGAAGATAGTGTAACCGTAGATGGAAGCTTGACAATAACTGGTGATTTAACAGTTAATGGAAACACTGTTTCTGTTAATGTTTCTAGTGTTGTAGTCGAAGATAATATTTTAGTATTGAATGGAAATGTAACTGGATCTCCATCACTTAACGCAGGAATAGAGATTGAACGCGGTACATCTACTAATGTGCAGATTCGTTGGAATGAATCCACCGATAAATGGGAGTACACTAACGATGGAACGAATTTTTACGCCATTAACGATAATTCAAACACAGCAAATTCGTGGGCAACAGCTAGAACAATAACATTATCTGGAGACGTATCAGGCTCTACATCAATAGATGGTTCTGCAAACGTAACTATATCAACAACTATTGCAAATGATTCACATAATCATACTGCATCAACTTTAACTTTTGCCCTAAATGACGCATCAGATGTCACAATATCAGATGTAGCTGGCGGAGACTTTTTAAGATATAACGGTTCTGCTTGGATAAATGATCCAGTAAATCTAGCAACAGATACAATAGGAAACTATGTACAATCGCTAGTAGCAGGAGATGGAATTACTCTTTCTAATAACTCAGGCGAAGGTGCAACTCCAACAGTCGCTTTAACAAGTAATTCAATTACAGTAGGATCAACATCTGTAGCGCTTGGAGCTTCTTCTGCTACAATAGCTGGATTAACTTCAGTAACATCAACTTCTTTCAATGGAGATTTGACAGGAAATGTAACTGGCAACGCAGATACTGCTACCAAGTGGAAAACAGCAAGAACAATAACTCTAGATGGAGATGTATCTGGCTCAGTAACTATTGATGGATCAAATAATGTAACAATAACAACTTCAGTTGCAGATAACTCTCATGGTCATGGACCAGGAAGTGTTTTATTAGCTCTTGGTAATTTAACTAATGTTACAATTTCAGACCCAATAAATGGAGATTTTTTAAGATATAATGGATCTAATTGGTTTAACGATCCAGTTAATTTAGCTACAGATACAGTAGGTAATTATGTTGCTTCCCTTACTGCGGGCGATAATATATTAATAACAAATAATTCAGGAGAAGGAACAAGCCCAACAATATCGGTTTCATCCACTCCAAATTATGACACTTTAACTGCAAATACACTTACTGTTGATTCTATTGAAATTGATCCAACAGGTGCTCTTACTGGACAAGTATTAAAGTATAATGGAACTAAATTTATTCCTTCACAAGATAACGTTGCAGCAGCAGGCAATTTGTCATTAACAGACTTAAGTGATATAGCTTTTGTTAATCCAGTTAATGGATCTACTCTCAGATTTGACGGAACAAACTGGACAGATTCTGGCATCTCACTTGAAGACATATCTGACTATACAAATGCATCTACTCCTCAATATGGTCATGTTGTACATTACAATGGATCAAACTGGACAAATAGGGCTCCACAATTAGACGACGCTACAGATGTTGACCTGTCTGGAAAGCTATCTGGTCATGTTCTTCAGTATGATGGGTCAAATTGGGTTTCTTCTAGTCTTGGAGTAAATGAAATAGATACATTCTTAGTTGCGGCTACACCAAGTACTGGTCACGTACTACAGTGGAATGGAACTACTTGGTCAGATTCTCAGATAGCTTTGGGAACTGAAACTTCTGGTGATTATGTTTCATCTTTAACTTCTGGTGAAAATATTATAATCACTGGAGGGTCAGGAGAAGGCTCAACTCCAACAATAGCCGTAAATACAAGTTTATCAAATATTTCTACAATATCTGGAACAAGCATAACAATAAACGCAAATACTATTACAAATGGAAATGTAACAGTATCGAATACATTATCTGTTTCTCAGGATGCAACAATAACAGGTAATGCTAGTGTAGTTGGTGACGTTTATTTAGGAGTGAATGCAAGTACATTTGCCTCGACATTAACTCATCCAACATTGGTTGTTCAGTCAAATCATTCTGATTACTCACAAGTTGCATTCAGAAACTTAGGTAATGCTGCTAGTAGCTCTACTGATATAATCGCTTACTCAAATAATGGAGATGACAATTCTGGCTGGATAGATTTAGGTATTACTTCTAACGCATTTAATGATCCATTATTTAGTACTACTGGTCCAAATGATGGCTATATATTTATGGAGGCACCAGCAAATACAACTGGAAATGGAAATCTAGTTATAGCTACTGGAGGAAATGGAACTCAAAATGCCATAATATTTGCAGCTGGAGGATTACAGACTGACAATACTCAAATGACAATATTTCCAGATGTAAACGTACATATAGAAATTCCAACACCATCGACAAGTTCCACAACGGGAGCTCTAACTGTAGTAGGAGGAGTTGGAATTCAAGGTGACATGAATGTTGAAGGAAATGTTAGCGTTCAAGGAACAATTACTTTTGGTGGAGCTGGAACTACTGTTGAGACTGAAAACCTAACAGTAACAGATCCATTTGTGTTTGTTTCTGATGGAAATACTGGAGACATAGTAGATTCTGGACTTATAACTGAATATAAAAACAATGACGCAACGCCACAGACTAGATACTCAGGTATTGTAAGAGACGCATCAGATGGATATTATAAGATTTTTTCTGGAGCAACTACAAAACCAAGTACTACAGTAAACTTCAGTGAATCAGGTCTAGTATATGGATCCTTTAGGGCAAACAATATTACTTCTACAACAATTAATAGTGGAAATATTACTTTAGATACTGGTAGTTCTATAACAATAGGCGTTACTGAAGTACTTACTGCATCAAACTATGCAGGAACTGCAGCAAGTGTTGTAAATGGAGTTTATACAACTGATACTGGCACTGTAACGCCAACTATGCTAGCTACAGGACCAGCAAGATCAGGCTTTAGGTCTGAAATAAACGCTCAAACTGGAACAAGTTATACTTTAGTTTTATCTGATTTAGCAAAGTTAGTTACGATGGATAATGCCTCCACTATGACTTTAACTATTCCAGCAAATAGCTCGGTTGGATTCACTATAGGCGATAAAATAGATATACTAAGAAAGGGATCAGGAGCTTTAACAATAGCAGGAGATGGAGGGGTTACTGTAAATGGAACTCCTGGACTAAAGTTGCGCGCTCAATGGTCATCTGCTACACTAGTAAAACTAGGAACAGATTCTTGGGTTGTAATAGGAGACCTGTCGGCATAACATGGCAACTGGCGATAAACACGGAACTAGAAAAAAACCTGCACCGACCGTAACTGGTCGGTAAAGATACCGCTGCCAACGCAGCCATTACTACAGCTGGTTTTAGAATTGGAACTATAACAAATGTGTCTACAGCAGTACAAGCAGAGTTGGGTGATGTAACCGCTCAATCTCCTGCCTCTGGAACAGTAACGCCAATGGATACAAATATTGACTATACTAGAAAGAGTCCATTTTTTCCACCTTATTTCCCACCATACTTTCCACCTTTCTTTCCACCTTTCTTTCCGCCTTTCTTCCCGCCATATTTCCCACCTTGGTTTCCACCATTCTTCCCACCATTCTTCCCACCGTTCTTCCCACCATTCTTCCCACCATTCTTCCCACCAATATTTAAGTAGATACACTTAATTAAGTGATTACTATATAATATATTCTAAACAAAAAGAGAATGTATGGCTAATATTGTAAAAATTAAAAGATCCGGATCTAGTTCTCAGGTTCCTTCCTCCTTAGAGGAAGGAGAAATAGCTCTTAATTATGCAGACGGAAAACTATTTTGGAAAAATGTTTCTAATTCAATAGTTGCGTCTAAGTTAGTTACAAATATATCTGGAACTGCAAATCAAACTGTAGTGAGCGAATCTACTGGTTCCTTTACAGTTTCTTTGTCCAATAGTGTAACTATAAGCGATAATTTAACCGTAAATGGAAACACTAATGTTTCAGGATTTTTTGTCAACTCCGTAAAGATAGAAGCAATTCGGAGCAGCTTTAGGTGATGCCCTAGTATTTGATGGTACCAAATTTATTCCTTCACCACCCTCTAGTGCATTAAATACCGCAGAAAAATATACTGAAGTAATAGGAGATGGAAGTTCTTCAACATATTCATTAGCGCATAATTTAGGAACTAGAGCAGTTGTTGTTTCTGTTTTAGAAACAAATTCTCCATTTACATTTTCCGAAGTTGAATGGAACGCTACTACAGTAAATACTGTTACGTTAAATTTTTCTGGAGCACTACAAAGCAATTCTAGAACAATAACGGTTCAATCAGTTGGATCTGGAGAGTTATATTCAACTCAAGTTGGAAATGGTTCTTCAATAGAGTTTGAGATAAATCATAATCTTGGACTATTTGACACATTTGCTGTAGTAAAAAGTACAGCAAGTCCTTATAACGTAATAAAATGTCAATATTTTCCTATCTCTTTAAAGAAATCAAAAGTAGTTTTTTCTTCTCCCCCTTCATTAAATCAATATACTGTCTCTGTATATGCTCCACTAGAAGGTTATTCATATAACGAAACTGTAGGCGATGGTTCTACTACAGATTTTACTATCATACATAATCTAAATACAAAAGAATTAAATGTTTTTTCTAGAGATATAGATAGCCCATACGAGCACAGTTTGATTGGTTGGAAGTGCGTTTCAAATGACGCTATTGAAGTATATTTCGAACAAGCTCCATCGCAATCATCTAAAAAGATACATGTATTCTCTTCAATTGGTGGATACAAAGAATTAACAGATATATCAGAACTCGATAATTTAACAATAGAATCAGTAATTTCTGGTGATTCTATTGTATATACTGGTTCAATATGGGAGAATAAATCTAGAATAACTACATCTATACCATCAACTAAGTATGGTTCTTCTGGAGACAAAAAGGGCGACCTAGCGATATCGTCTGACTACCTGTATATATGCTATAATAATTATGTAAATAACTCTACTCAGATATGGAGAAGGGTAGCTATAGATACTGGTTGGTAAAATGTATCCCCTTAATAATTTTGATGTCACAATGTCCCTGCCACATAATAAAACGGCAATGATTTTAAATACATTTTGTTTGATAGAAAATAAAAAGATAGAAGATCTTTCTTTATATATTAAAAATAATATATTAAAAAATATAGAATATTCAATACCTCATTCTTGTAAAATTGTTGATGGATTTTTTAAAAACGAAAATCCTTATTTTATATTCGATAAAAACTTTAATATAAATAATCATGTATTTACATATGATTCAAATAAAATTAATTTTTTAGAAGATTTCGTACAAAGCATTTATAATAAAGAAATTGATATGACTAAACCACTATGGGAAGTTCATATCATTAATAATTACGACAAAAATGGCAATACTGCAATAATAAGAAGGTTTCACCACTCAGCAATAGAGGGTGAACTAAATGCAAAGATGATGAATATTATTTTTGATGAGTTTATTCCATTTACAAAAAAAGTAAAAAAACATAAAATAAACGCATTTAACTGCTCATTATCGATTATAAAAAGATACTTATTAATGATTTATTTTTTCTGTAAAGGTTTTTTAATAAAATCTAATAAAGTTAAAAACAATGATTTATCTGAGATTGTTTTTAGAATAAAAAATTTAGATGAACAAAAAGACCAAAAAATATATGATAGTAAAATAATTCCGTATAAAAATATTTATAATATAATAAATAATTCAAAATATTCATTACTGGATGTATGTATATACTTATTCTCTAAGAGCTATTCAACTTGGGCCAATCTAAATGATATCAATATAGACAGAACTGTAAATATTATAATACCAATGTCTACAGAATCTAAAAACAAAAGAATGTATGGAAATAATGTTATGGGAGCATTTGTAAATATTCATTTGAACGAAAAAGACGATTTGGTAAGATTAGAAAAAATAAGCAATAGCATAAAGAACGCTATAGGAATTAAAAAAACATCACCATTTTCCTATTACGCTAGTGGAATTCAAAATTATCCAAAAAAGAATGGAATATTAAAAGCTTTTAACTTAATGTACAAGACAAGTTGGAATAATAGAAAAAAAATTCCAATTAAAAAAGACAAATCCACCCAATATAGCGCTAGTGTATCTGTTAAAAAAATACTAAAATCAAATAACGATTATACCCTATCTGGAAATAGAGTAATTCAAGTTAACACATTTCCTCCAATAATTAAGTCAAAGTATACTTTAGGGATAAATGCCATGTTTAGAGTAGACAAAGAAGATTTAATATGTTCCGTGACGGCATTTAAGAATGTTTTTCCAGATCCTAAATTATTTATTAATATAATAGAAAAAGAACTTTCTAATATTAAATATGTGATATCATTGTAGGTAAGTTTTTAAAAGGATAAATTTAAATGTCAGAAAATAATACAATTAATATATCTAAAGAACAGATAGCATCGTGGAATGTATTTATAGCAGTACCATGTTATGACTCTCATATAACTGAGCCATTCTTTGTTTCACTACTTCAGACATGTCTTTATTTTAAGCAAATAGGTCTGCCATTCACCGTATGTACAATATCGGATTCTCTTATTAATAGAGCAAGAAATAATCTTGTAGCTAAGTTCATGGCATCTAGAGATTGTACTCATATAATGTTTATAGACTCTGATATACAATTTGATAACGAAGCAATTTTAAAACTCTTATGGCAAGATAAAGACGTAGTCACTGCATCATATCCAATAAAAGAAATAGATTGGGAAAAGGTTAAAGCACATTCTATAGCCGGCGTAGATTCAAAAGATCTTCCTTCTCTAGCTACTAGAAATGTAGTCCATCTTGCCAAGCCCGGACAACAGACTATACAGGTAGATAAGGGTGCTCTTGAAATATATGAAGCTGGAACAGGATTCATGTTAATTAAGAGAGAAGTCTTTGATAAAATGATTAAAAAGTATAAAAAGTTAAAGTTTATTGACGATACGGGAGCAATAAACGGAGAAGAAAAAGACTATACTTATGCATTCTTTAATTCATACATAGATGAAGATGGTAGATTTTTGTCTGAAGATTATGGATTTTGTAGGTACTATCAAAAAATAGGTGGATCAATATGGTTAGATCCAAATATTAATTTAAATCACTTTGGTAGAATGAAATATATCGGAAATATGACAGAGTACTTAAATTCTGTTATACAATAACTTTTCGACATATTCTAATTACTATTGATTAGGTACAATCGCCTAATTTTATATGTAGACTAGGAGCAAAATGGCTCGTTTAAGAGTAGAATCAGCCCCAGAATTTGTTGTATATGACGAATCTGCTGTAATAAAAGCTGCAGCAAATGCAACAGCAAATCTTTTAGAATTAAAAAATTCTTCTAATACGGTAGTAGCATCTATTTCTACTGCTCGGAAATGTGGCTGTTGCTGGTGATATCAGTATAACTGGAAACATTTCAGTCACTGGAACTACAACAGCACAGGCCAACGCTAATACCCTAGTAGGATCAACATTAAGTTCTAATGTTTTAGTTTCTAGCCTTACATCGGTTGGCACACTTAGCTCTCTTGCTGTTAGCGGAAACGCAAGCGCAAATAATGTATCTGTAACAAACGATCTTTCTATTGGTGGAAACTTATCAGTAACAGGTAATATTATCACTGTAAATACTTCAACTTTATTAGTTGAAGATAATGTTATTAAGTTAAATTCTGGCACATCTGCATCTCCTACAGAAAATGCGTCACTAACAATTGAGAGAGGAACATCTAGTGATGTTTCCATTAGATGGAATGAAACATCAGATACATGGCAGTTAACTAATGACGGATCAACATATGCCGATATTCAATCTAATATAACAGCTGGTTCAGGATTGGCAAAAGCAGGCAATACTATAAATATAGTTACTGCAAGTTCTGATAGAGTTGTCGTCAACGCTGCAAATATTGACCTCGCATCAGTAACACAAACAAATACTTCTGGATCTAATGGAATATCCTTTGTTCAGTCCCATGCTGTAGATTCGTACGGAAGAATAACTGGAACGGTTACAGCAAACGTAAGAGATGCAAGTACAACAGTCAAGGGCATAGCTTCTTTTAATACAGCAGACTTTAGTGTTACAGATGGTGAAGTAACGATAAAGTCTAATGGGGTAGATAACGCACAGTTGGTAAATTCGTCATTCACAATAAATGGGACTACAATTTCTCTTGGTGATATTTCTACGGTTACCGCCAATGCTAATACCCTGACTGGCTCTACATTACCTTTGGGCGTAATTGGCTCTTCTCTAACTTCGGTTGGAACCTTAACTATCGGAGTATGGAATGCTACAGCTATTGCTATCCAATATGGTGGGACTGGTGCTTCCTCAGCAACGCAAGCAATAAATAACCTACTGCCAGATCAAACTGGAAATATTGGAAAAACACTAAGAAGTAATGGTTCAGCAGCATATTGGTCTGTATTGTCTTTAGACGACTTGAATGATGTAACAGCAAACTCAAATACATCTGGAGACTTTTTACGATTTAGCTCCGGTCAGTGGATAAACACTACAGCATCTTTAGATGATCTATCGGATGTAGCAATATCTGCTCCTACTCTTAATCAAGTAGTAAGATACAATGGAAGCACGTGGGTTAATCAAACTGTGGATATAGCTCCTTCGGCTGATCCTTCATTCACCGGAACTGTTACAGCCAACGCTATATCAGCCAATACATTAGTTCTTGGCTTGACAGCAAATGTGGGCTCAAATCTTAATGTTACAGGTCATGCAAATGTAACTGGAAATCTAACTGTTTCAAATAGCGTTGTAATTTCTGGTAACTTAACTGTTAGTGGAACTACAACCACAGTTAATACTGCAACGCTAAATGTTGCAGACAATATAATAACATTGAATAGCGACTTTGTATTTGCGTCGGGCGCACCTATCGAAAACGCTGGAGTAGAAGTTCTTAGAGGAAACGCAAGTACAGTTGCGGTAAGATGGAATGAAACAAGCGATTTATGGGAACTTACCGAAGATGGAACTAATTATGATGTAATTTCAAAAAGCGTTCAATTTAACCAACAGATAGCTTCATATACTTTAGTTAGAGCAGATAGAAGTAAGTTAATTGAAATTAATAATGCATCTGCTGTAACTTTAACTGTTCCAGCAGATAACTCTGTCAACTTCCCTGTTGGCACAGAGGTAAGGGTTCTCCAAACTGGAGCTGGTCAGATAACTTTAACTCCAGCATCAGGAGTAACTATAAATGCAACTCCTGGCCTTAAGTTGCGTGCACAGTGGTCATCTGCTAACCTTGTAAAGAGAGCAGCTAATACTTGGGTTGCATTAGGAGATTTGTCGGCATAATATGAGTAATGTAACAGGTGATGAATCAGGTACAAGAAAAAAACCAGCTCCTACCGTAACTGGTCGGAAAAGCTGACTCTGCTAATACAGCTATAACTACAGCTGGTTTTGTTATTGGAACCATTACCGATGTAGCCACAAGCGTATCTGGAGAATTAAATGACGTAACTGCTCAAACTCCATCTGGTGGAGCAATTACTCCAATCAATACTGCTATTAATTATACTAGAAAAAGTCCATTCTTCCCGCCATATTTCCCGCCATACTTCCCACCATATTTTCCACCATTCTTCCCACCATTCTTCCCACCGTTTTTCCCACCGTTTTTCCCACCATTCTTCCCACCATTCTTCCCACCATATTTTCCACCATATTTCCCACCTTGGTTTCCACCTTGGTTTCCGCCATTCTTCCCGCCATTCTTCCCGCCAATATTTAAGTAAGAAAATATAACTACATTTTATCTATATAAACAAAATTATTTTGATTATTTTCTATGTAAATATTTATATAATCTAATTCTTTGTTGGTAACAAAATTTTTTATATAAAAACATTTTACAATAATTCAGTTATAGTATAGAAAGAAGGAGTAGTATATCTTTCTCCGGATAAAACCTTTTTTACTCCATGTAGATAATTAATATCGCCTGGATGAGCAACAGCTAAACCTGGTTTTGGACTGACTACTAATTCATGTTGCGGATAATAAAGTTCTCCTCCTGTAAATTCGTCATTGTAATAAAATAATGAATTTATATCGTAAGTAGGAAATGGATTTGGAGATCCATCATTTAGCTGCTTGTCGGCATGAGGCTGCTGCTCGAGTCCAGGAAACCATCTGATGATGACTGGTGGTCTAGTATTAAGTTTTACTTTAAAAGAATCTTCTAAAAAAGATTTCATCTTATGAATATATTTGTCAACAAGATTATAAATGTCTATGTTGATTCTTTGTAAAATGTCCCAGCTACACTGCCTATTCTGCCAGTATGATGCGTCATAGGTGCACGTTCCATCTTCTGCATACTGATTTTGTCCGGCATCCATCCATTCATTTATTGTTGGTAAAAATTTTTGTATAATTTTTAAGTCTTCTAATTCAATAAAATTATCTATAATTTTTATATTTTCCTTAGAGTCACCAAAGTGTCCAGGAAGAATAATAGATTTTTCTTCTATCACTTTACTTCTCCGTTTCGATTTTTCTTCAACATGTGGTATAGTAGTATATCACCCAGACAAGCGTACAGATGCACAGGAGAAAAATGGAATATTATTATATAGGGGATCCAAAATTTGGAATGCACCTTTACAGAAATGCAATACCTGATTCTTTGGAAATACCAAAAAGACTAGAAGAAACTATTGGTAATAGTAGCCATGAGTTTTTTAAATGGTCAGATGCAATGGTAGGGTATAATACAAAAATGCCTGAATACAGAGATTGTGTAGATTTAAAGGTAAGCCCAATTCATTGGCCTCATTTAACTGAACAATTTAAAGAAATAGAAAACATATACAATGATACAAATTCGATTCTAAGTAAGTGCTTAGAACACTATGAGTCACGATACAACTTTAAAATGGAATATCAAGAAGCTATAAATTTTGTTAGATATGGAAAAGATCAACACTTTGCGGTTCACGCAGATCATGGGTTTTCATATACCTGTACAGTTTCTTCAGTGGCTTATTTAAATGATGAATACGAAGGTGGAGAGCTTTGGTTTCCATATTTAGATATTACATTTAAACCAAAGAAGGGTGACGTAGTATTCTTCCCTTCAACATTTATATATGCTCACGCTTCACTCAAAATAACAAATGGGGTTAAGTACTCTGCGGTAACAATGTACGATTATAATGATAAAAATCATCAAGACATAAAATATGGCACTAATGTTCCAAAGTATGACGCTCCAAATAAAACCTTAAGTAATGACATTCTATCTCCAATGACAGAAGTATGACAATAATTACTTTAACTAGAACTCACCAAAATCCTCCAGAGATAAAACAGTCTCGTCTAAAAAGAGACTGGATGGATGACACCTATAACAAACATGCTTACCAGTGTCTACCAATGACTGTAGCAAACGTTAGTGGATGGGAACTAGTTCTTCAACAAGATGTAGTAGTAGAGTGGGATGGGTCAAATAATCCTCCAAAAGTATTAGAGGGCGAATTTCTTAATTCAAGATCAGTTGTTATTCCAAGTATTATTGGAATAATGTCGTTTGCTACTGGATGGGCTTTTGGAACAGAGGAAGGATACAGTACTTATATATCAGGTTCTCCAAACTATTTTGTCGACGGGGCTGTTCCGTTATCGGCAACAATACCAAGTTTTTGGTGGCCAGATGAATTTAATATGAACTGGAAAATAACAAAAATAAATGAGCCAGTTATATTTCCAAAAGGAATGCCTTTTATGCACTTCACTATAGTTAAGAACGATTTGTTGGAATCTGTTAAATTTAAAGTAGAAAACTTATGGGATAAGCCTGATTTAATGGACCAAAGAATGTCTTATGGTGAGGCTAAGATGAAGAAAAATCAAGAAGAACCATGGACTTGGATGAAGGGCATAAAAACAGGATTAAACGAAAAAGGCGAGAGAATAGGGCCAGCAAGTTCTGGACTACTTAAACTAAATGAGCCAGAGTTATAAATATAGATTAAAGCATTACTATAGATAAACGAAAGCGCTTTGTAATAGGGAGTTATAATGTCTAATTTTGATCTAATTTCAAGAAAAGAAAAACTAGATATATTAACTGACGAAAGATTTACTGCTCTTGAAAGAGCACTATTATTAGCGGATAATAATAAAGATATTTTTCCAGTCGATAGTTTTACGGTCTATTCTTTTATTCCGGAAATAAAACCAGAACTACACATAAGCTTAATGCACAAAACAATGAATGATTTAGTAAGTACTATAAAACTAGTTGATTCAAAATTAAAGGAATTAGGGTATCAAGATGTTTAATTTGACAGATTCACAAAAAGAAAAAGCTAAACAAAATGCTTTAAAAGCAAAAGAAATTTTTATATATCAACTTTCCTTAAGATTAGCTATAGATCCAGACTCTATAGATTTTGATTCAAATATAAATTTACCAGAAGAATCTTCTGAAAACTACTCAAGTTACGTGGTTTTATATAATGCCATAGAGGATCTTAAGAAAATAAAGGGATAATTATGGCAAAGATAGAAATTAAACCAGAGCATATCCATCAGGAAAGAACAGATAGGCAATTAAAAGACGCCTACATGGACCACTTAAGGCATTTAGAGGATACTGGAGCTTTAAGTGATAGATCTGAAAAGTGGACTAATTATATAGATGGACAGTATTCGTCAATAAAAGAAGCTTTTCAAGACATTTTTGGAACAGACGAAACACCAGGTTCTAATTATTTTTGTCCAGGTGTAGAGAATTTTGTAAAGCAAACCCCACTATTAGATAAATTATTAGATAACTAAAAGTAAGGAAACTATGAAATACGATAAATATAAATATAAAGAATATATAGAGTCAAAACTATTATCTATTTTTTACTCCTTAGATATACCTGAAAATAGGCTATCTACAATAACTATGCAGGAAATAAGGGAAATAGTTGATCAAGCTTATCCGATATTATCTTCTGTTAGTGAAGAGGTTAAAGAAATTGAATCTACTAGAAATAAAATACTTGGACTAGCAACTGAGTCGATGTATTATTATAATCTTATTAAGAAAAGAGAACAATAATGTCGCAAATGACCTCTGGAAATATAAATGGCCAAAGAGAGATAAA